CAAGACCTGTCTCAGCACGGAGGTCATGTGAAACTTCTGGGTGAATACCAACCCAGTAGTACTCGCCCTGACGTGGGACAGCCTTGTTAGCACGGAGTTTAGCGACAGCCAAACGGATGTCACGAGACTTGATTACGTCTGTTGAGAGGATTGACTTGTTGGTTGTGCCGTTTGTGTATGTACCTGCATAGGTAGATACGACAGAACCGTTAACTTCAGCAATTGCATTTGGTCCACCTGTGAGGGTCTGGAGTGCAACTGTGTCGAGAGAGTCAGCCATGTTGAATGCGATGATGTCAGCAATTGCTGGGTCAACATCTGAAAGTGAGAACAACTCCAACTTACGTGTAGCAAGAGAAGCGTTACCATATTCATTAAGTGTTACAGAAACCTGAGTTGTGTTTCCAAGTGCTACTGCATCTGGGTCAGTTGTTTCTGAGAGTGCTGTTGTTGCAGCAGCAAGGTCTGTGTAAATCTGGAAGACTACTGAAGAACCTGGCATTGCCTGCTGTACTGGCTTCTTGTCTGCGACATCGCGGACGAGAGGAACAGCACGAAGTGCGAATTCGACATAACGGTCATACGCGGTCTGTACTAGGTAGTTACCTAGTGACGAGCCAGAGGTAATGTCTGTATATGCATTTGACATGCGTCACCTTCTTTCTTTAAGGTTTGTGCGGATGGATTAGTTAGTTGCCTCTAAAGCGCTGGCTTGGTAGGCCTGTTAATGCATTAAGTTCATCAAGTGACTTAGCACCCGCAATCTTCGCAGCCAGGTCCTGGTCACGAGTTGGGGTTGTTGCATTTTGTGTAGCAGCGTTGATGCGCTGATACGACGCTACGTTTGCTTGCTGTTCTTGTGAGGCTTGAGCAGCCTGTTCCGCTGGCTTAACACCGAAAATATCTGCATTCTCGGCAAGCCAAGCATCAATCTGCTCTGGCGTTGATACGTCGCCTGGTACAAATTTGGCGACCTTATCTGGTACGCCTTTCTGTGCCAATACTTCCTTGACTGAGCGTGAGCGTAAGTCTGACTGAATAGCAGCCAATTGTTCTGCTAAGTCTTTCTTTTCTTTCTCTGCTCGCTTCAATGCCTTGCGAAGATTCGCAGGACCATTTGCATCTTGAGTCTCTTCGATATCATCGAAGTCGTCATCTTCATATTGGTTTGCCATGTGGCACTCCCTTTTCGTTAGTTGTGACGCAGGCCGCAAAGTTTCCCAGGGGAAGGAAGTTTGGCTCCTGCTACCAGTCAGTGGTACGCACAACGGATGCTGGTCAGTCCGTGTGGAATCTAGTTATTACGAAATGCCTTCTTCACTACCCATGAGGCTTCCCTTGCTTACGCCAGAGGAGCCGCCAAATGGGTTTGTTGCTGCGGCCTTGAGGCGGTCAAGTTCTTGTTGAGACTGAACTGCGCCAGTGGTGCCAAAGGTTGCTGCCTGAAGAGCGCTGCCTACTGAACCAGCCTGTAGATATGCTGGGTTGGCTGAGGCTACAGACTGAAGTGCAGTCTGTTGCTGAGCAATATTCTGGAAGCCTTGTGCTGCCTGGGCTTGAGTGATGCCAAGTGCAGTCAATTGCTCGCCATAAGATTGATTAATGTTTGCGCCATAGCGTGATGCTTCAGCACCAATCTGAGCAGTTGAAATCTGCTTCTCGATAATTGGTGTAGCAATGCTTGGGTCAAGAACGTGGGCAATCATGTCGCCTTGAGTCAAACCATAGAAAGCCTGAAGTTGCTGAGTGACAGCAGGGTCAGTATTTTCAATAACCTGCTTGGCTGTAGAAGCACGACTGTTTAGTTCAGTAGGGCTGATGTCATTTGTAAGCAACTTGGTAAAGACATCTTTGTTAGTTGCAAAGTTATTGTTTAAGCCGTATGAGCCAAGGACCTGTGCGTATGAACGCTCAGTTGCAAGATATTCTGCTGGGCTAAGGACTGGAAGTCCTGCAGCCATACGAGCAGCATTTGCTGGGAAGCGTTGCTGGAATGCTACAGCAAGTGGGTTAGTGCTTTTTGGGTCCTGAGCCATTAACTGAATAGTGTCGGCTGTGTAGCCCTGCTTAACAAGGTCAGTTACTGCACTAGCAATATCTGCACCTAGACCCATGTCAGTAAATGTCTGAGTTAGGAATGTAATTGCGTTTTGCTGAGAGGCTGCTTGGGCTGCTTGTGCCTGTGCAGTCTGGGCTGCAATCTGAGCAGCAAGGGCTGTATCTGCAGCGCTGGTTGTTGGGGTTGCTGGGGCCGCTGTGGTTGCAGTTGTTCCACCACCTGTAGTGGTTCCACCAAGAACGCTTAATGCAGCGCTGACATTGGTATAAAGGATTGGCTTGCCACTGGCATCAAGAGTTTTGCCATAGTGAGTTCCAGCAGGCGCTGGGTTATTTGCAGCATATGCAGCAATAGTGTCAGCAATTTTTTGATTAGTTGATGTTGGCGTAGCAACAGTTGTTGTATCTGTTTGTCCACGATTGCCATAATCTGTTTCAAGTTTAGGTGTTGCTACATCTCCACCATCAACGAGTTCATCTGCGCTTAAACGTGCCATTAGGACATCAACCCCCATGAACGAAGAATGCTTGCGCCAGTCTGGCTTAGGCTATCCATTGCATCTTTACTTGTTGCCCAACGTGGGTCATTGCGTACAGCCTTTTCAAAATCCCAAAGAGGCATAGCGCCTGGCTTAGTTGGGTCTGTTCCCTGCAAACCTTGATTGAGAAGTTTGTCATCAAGAGTTACTTGTGCTGGGTCAATACCAAGGATATTTGAATAAGCCTGAATATACGGGGAAGCAATTTGCTTCATGGTCAAACCAGCATCAATTTGTCCAGACCATGCTGAGTACTTGCTCTTAGCAAGGCTCTTCATTTGGTCTGTCCAGTACTGCTCTGTAGTTGTGCCCAATGCCACAGACTGAGCAGCCTGATTAATCCAGTCTTGATTATATCCAGTTCCATAATCAGCATTTGCTGTAGAAAGATTTGTTAAAGCAGTTGAGGCAATTCCACCTTTGATGGAATCTACATATGGCTTGCCAGTTGAATCGGTGCCACGGAAAAGTTCTAGTGTTGCTGGTGATGTAGGAGTAAGTCCTAAATCATAAGCCCTTTGTGCGATTGTTGTAAGTCCAGCATCGCTAATTTGCAAACCTTTAGCAACTGCCTCTTGACGAAGAGCAGGAAGCCAGTTTGTTTGAATGTCACGCTGGTAAACACCGGGCTGGTTAATCTTTGTATTTTCATTTGAGAATATTGTTGGGCTTGTATTCTTGTAAAAGTCTGTGCCATAAAGAGCATTAGTTGCTCCAGCAAAATCACCTTTAAGGTATAAGTCACGAATTGCTGCTAACTCTGGGTGTGCTTTAATCATCGCTTCCGTGATGGAAACGAGCATTGGGTCTCCGCCTGCGGCGGCTACTTGTGTAGCAGAAGCACCTGTATTTGTATCAGCCATTTGTCAACCCCGCTGTTGTCTGTGTGCCACCACGCATAGCGGTGTCTAGCCATGTAGCAAATCCAAGATTCTGCTCACGCTGGCGTTCTGGTTGGTACTGTGAAGATGTAAGCAATTGCTGTTGAGCAATCTGCTCTGGAGTCAAGTCTGGGCTTGATGTAGTTGTTGCTCCGCCTTGGCCATAAACTGTTTGATTGATACTTCCAGGTTGCTTATTGGCAGCGGTAATAATTGAGTTAACTTCATCCTGGGTTGCAAGACGGCCAATCAACTTTACATATGTATTGTTAATTGCTGCTGTCTGAGCCTCTGGGGTATATGACTCTTTGGTTGTAGTTGTATAAGTTGTAGGCTTATTGCTTTGCTGTTCCTGAAGAATCTGCCAAGGAGTCTTAAGTTGACCTGCTGCGTATGACTGAGCAGATGCATCGACGAGTTGTCCCCAAACAGTTTTTGCTTGAGACACCTTCATACCGCTTGCAGCGGTAAAGTCCATTACCTGGTTACGCTCATCAGGCGTCAGGTTAAGCCACATCTGCTTAGCCTGGGTAGAAAGAATTTTCTTTCCATTAATATAGGCATATGACTTAACAGCCTTACTTGCTGTTGGTGTCAGACCAGACAAAAATGCTTTAGGGTCAAAGCCAGGTATTGCTCCTGGTGTGGTTGTACTTGTTCCTCCGCCAACTTGTGGCGCATTTCCGCTAACCTTAAATGGAAGTTTTGAGCCTGGTGTACCCATTACATTGTTCCTTTCAGGCTATCGTTTACAAAGTATCTATCAATGATTTCCTGAAGTTGTGGGTTCCACAATCCAGAAGTGTCATTTTGTAGGTATGAAATCCATGCTTGCTTGAGTGCAGTTGTTGCCTTGGCAGCCTTAACCTCTGGGCTATTAAGCGCTTCAACTACCTTATTGCGTTGAGTAATAAATGTCTTGGCTTGCTGCCAAAAATCATTAGAACCATTTTTATCCATAAACTTTTTATCGCTCAAAATATCTTGCAAGCCCTTAGCCATGGTGTATGAATTATCGCCATTGGCTGATTTTTGATATTCATTCCACCACTCTGGGCTATACTTAGATAACTGAGCAAGGCGGGCATCCCATGCTGCTTTAACTTGTGGGTAGTCTGCAATACGAGCCTTTGGATTTTTTGTTTGCTGACGAAGTTCATCAAGCAAGTTCTGCTTATCATTACGATAGGCATTCCACACACGGTTAATCTGAAGATTTGTTTCGTACTGCTCTGGTGTCAAAGACTGGCCATTGAGGATAGTATTGCCAGGAAGTTTAGTGCCTGGGTTTGCAAGGAACTTCTGCACCTGTGGGTCTGGGTCCCCAGTGATATCTGCAGTAAGAAGCCCAACAGCCTTTGGGTCAAGTTGTTCTAGTTGCTTTGCAAGGTCAGTGTTGTTCTGCCATACACGAGCATAACCCTCAACAGTTGGAG